CTTCGATACGGCAGCGGACGAGGCATACACGGAAATCAAGCGCGTTCTGCGCGATGAACTGAAATAACAGGAGGAACAGAATATGGCTACCGCTGCATCGCCTACCGTATCTTCGACGGTAGGCCTTAAAAATGTTGTACTGGCGCCGCTGTCGGAGGATACCGAAGCGGTCCTGACCTATGGGGAACTGCAGGCGGTCGCGGGCGCGATCGAGGCGTCCGTCACCCCGGACAACACGGACCCGGAGGTGCAATACGCCGACGACATCGAGTTCGACGTGCTGTACCCGGATCCCGAGCTGACCTTCAAGACCAAAATGGCGGATATCCCGCTGACCATTCAGGAAATGATCTTCGGCAACCAGATCGACGACAATGGCGTGCTGGTGCGTACCGCCACCGACAAGCCGCCCTACTTCGCCGTGGGCTTCATGTCAGAGAAATCCAATCACAAGTATCGCTATGTGTGGCTGTATAAGGTGCGCGCCAAGCCGGTGACCGAGAGCTATGCCACCAAGGAAGGCGGCACCATCACCCGGCAGACCGGAGAGGTCGAGTGGACGGCCATCAAGCGCACCCATGACGGCCGATACCAGGCGGTGGCTGATGAGGATGAGAACGGCTTCACCGCCGCGATGGGCGCGACCTTCCTCGCAACCGTCTACGAGCCGACCTTCACCGCCCCGTAACCTGCCCGCTGCCGTAGGGATTGTCCTGCGGCAGCATTCCTTTTATGGAGGTACTGATTATGATTACCTGTTCGCTGGGCGACCAGAAATACACGGTGGATTTTATCTCCGGACGCGCGCTGCGCGAAATGGAGCCGGCGTCACAAATGTACGGAAAGCTGGCGCGAATCTCCAAAGACGCGGCCGAAGGCAAGGATGTGACCGGTGAAACCGTCACGGTCGCGGACGCGCTGGACACGATGGTGCAATGGTTTTGCATTCTGTTCGGCGGGCAGTTCACGCCAGATGCGGTGTATGACCATTATCCAGCCGACCGACTGATGCATGATATCGCGCTGGCGCTGCTCTCGGTGCAGACACAGACCACCGAGGTGCTGGACGCTTTCCCTACGAAGCCGGCGACGCTGGAAGCGGAGGAGATCCTCAACACGCAACCTTAACGTTGCCGGAATACATCTATGCAACCTACAACACGCTGCTGAAGGCCGGCTGGCGGATGCGAGAGATCGACGAAATGGATCTCCCTGGTTTTTTGCGCATCCGGGCGTGGGACGCGTGCTGGGAACAGAAGCGGCGGGAACCAAAGTCCGCGTTCATTGACCAGCTTTGGCCGGGAGTTAGTCCATAAGGAAAGGAGGGTGCTTGCATGAGCGAAGTCCTGCGCGATCTGGTGGTTGCACTGTCGCTGGACAGTGATAATTTCAGCCGTAATCTGCGCACCATCAACAAACAGATCCAGGAAGCCGAAAGCACCTTCCGGCTGGCCGGCGCGGGCTTGGATGGTTTCGAGAAATCTGTGCAGGGTACGGAAGCGAAGCTTTCGATGCTCGGAAACAAGCTGCAGGAGCAGAACCGCGCCGTGGAACAGTATTCCCGCGCGCTGGTGGCGGCCAATCAGAAGCTGAGCGATTCGCATACCCGGCAGGAAAAGCTGAACACCGCCCTTTCGGACGCGCGCGGCGCGCTTGCGCAGGCGAAAACCGCTGTTGCCGGCGCGTCGGACGAGTATAAAAAGCTATCCGTATCCCTTGGGGAATCCGACTCCGCGACCGTACTGGCGCGGGAGAACCTTGCACGCTGTGAACAGGAATATCAGGACGCGCAGGACAAGGTCAAGCTGTTGGACGGCCAGCTGAAGTCCAACACCAAAACCCTGCAGAACAACGCGGACGCCATCGCCAAGGTCAAAACAGACCTGAACAACGCCAAAGCGTCTGTTAAGGATACGGAAGCGGAAGTCCGGCATCTGACAGAGCGTCTGTACACCATGCAGTCCGGCTGGACGAAGGCCGGCGAAGCGCTGACCGCGTTTTCCGTAAAGACCGCCGCGGTCAGTAAGACCATGATCACTGCCGGCAAGGGCATGACCACCGCTGTAACCGCGCCGATTGTCGCGCTGGGGGCTACGGCGGTCAAAGCCTCTGTGGAATACGAGGACGCGTTCGCTTCCGTGCGCAAGACCGTGGACGCCACTGAGGCGGAATATAGCCAACTCTCCGGCTCCATCAAGAAAATGAGCACGGAGGTCGCCACATCCGCGGAGGATATCGCGGAAGTCATGGCGAGCGCCGGGCAACTGGGTATCCAGACCAATAATCTGGTCGGGTTTACCCGCACGATGATTGACCTGGGCAATTCCACCGATATCGTGGCCAACGACGCCGCGACGGCTATCGCGCAGTTTGCCAACGTCACCGGCATGGCACAGACCAAATTCTCCAATTTCGGTTCCGCGCTGGTAGCGCTCGGCAATAACTTTGCCACCACCGAGAGCGCCGTTATGGATATGGCGACCCGTCTCGGCTCTGCCGGCTCGCAGATCGGGCTGTCGGAGGCGCAGATTCTGGGCTTTGCCACAGCGCTGTCCTCGGTCGGGCTGGAAGCCCAGGCGGGCGGTACGGCTTTTTCGAAGGCTATGATAGAAATGCAGGTCGCCGTGGAAACCGGTGGCGACAGTCTGGACGATTTCGCCCGCGTGTCAGGGTTGACCAGGAACGCCTTCAAGGCACTCTGGGAAAGCGATCCGGCCGGCGCGATTCAGCAGTTCATTATTGGGCTCTCCAAAATGGACGAGGAGGGTGTTTCCTCTATCGTCACCTTGCAGGAGATGGGTTTCACGGAGGTACGCCTGCGGGATACCCTGATGCGCGCCACCAACGCCACCGAACTGTTCAGCCAAACGCAGGAGACCGCCAACGCCGCATGGGAAGAAAACACCGCGCTGGCGGAAGAGGCGAACAAGCGCTACGCCACCACGAAAAGCCGGCTGACGAACCTCAAAAACACGGCGCTGCTGTTCGCCCAGCAGATCGGCGACGATCTGAACCCGACCATCCAGAGCCTGATCGACCGCGCTAACGAGCTGCTGGCGTCCTTCCTGGCGATGGACGAGAGCCAGCGGATGGCGATCATCAAGTTCGCTGCAGTCGCCGCGGCAGCCGGTCCCGCACTGCTGGTCATCGGGAAGACAACCAGCGCCGTGGGGAAAGCCTCTGCCGCGATCGGCAAGTTTGCCACCGGTATGGGGAAATTCTCGGCCAAGGTCAAGCTGGCGGGAGGCGGCGTTTCCGGATTTGTCAAAACCGTGGGCTCCTCCAAGCTGGCGGTAGCAGCGCTCTCCGCCGCGCTGATATACGGCGCGTACAAGCTCTACGATTACGCGTCCGGAGCCAAGGCAATCCGTGAGGCTCTCGAGGGCATGAACCAAACGGCCAGCGCATGGAAGAACACCGCCGCGGATACCTTCTATTCCAAAGGCGGTCTGAGCGCCTTCGGAATGTCGGAAGCTGATTTCACCCGCAATACGCAGACCGCGCAGGAATGGAAAGACGGCTTATTGGCTGTCTGGTCGGACGGGAAAAAGGAAACGGACGAAATCGTATCCGACTGGACGGAATCTTTCAAAACGCTGACGTCCTCGACCCGTGAAGAGCTGCAGTCCATGAAGGATACGGCGGATACCTCTGGTTATACAGCCATTTCCAGCCAGATTTCGGGCGATATCGCGCAGCTGGACGCGATGGACGCGGAAGTGGAGAACCTGCTCAAAAAGCGGCAGTCAAAATACTTCACGGAAAAGGACGAAAAACGGCTTCAGCAGCTGGTGGACGAGCGGGAAGCGATCGAGGTAAAGTATCATCTCACGCCGGCGGACACCGACGGGTTTGAAGCCATCCGACAAAAACTACAGGCTGAGATTGCCCGCGCGCAGGCGCAGGGGCAGGCTGATGCGGACGCTTCCGTATACGAAAGCGCGATGGTCGCCGCGGCTGAGGGCATGGCGGCGGTCAATACCCAGCTGGATGCGCAGTACGACAAGGAATACGCGCTCATTCAGCTCATGCAGGACAGCAGCGAGCAGCAGCAAGCGCTGGACGCGCTCAACGCTAAGTACAATATCGACCGTATAGCTGCCGCTGAGCAATACGCCCAGACGCTAGCGGGAATCGTCATGCCGGTCTGGGACCAGGAGGATATTCAACAGGCAGGGACCGATATCGATACCCTCTATACCAAGCTCCGGGAATACAGCATCGCAACTGCGAATAATGATACCCTCGGAATGGGCAAGGCGCTGGAGGACATGAACAGCCTGACCGCCGATATGGACGAGGGCAGCCTGACGGATTACCTCGGAGTGCTGACACAGATCCAGTCCCTGCTGGACAACGGGTTAAGCGAGGATGATATAAACACACTGTTTTCTGAGCTTGATGTTTCCGGGCAGATGGAGCAGATCTCGAGCCTGACGCAGTTCATCCAGGATCACAAGGATACGCTCTCGGGGCTGAATACGATGTTTTCGGACGCTGTGCCCGATGAGGTGCTGCAAATCGCTACCGATCTGGACATGACAGGTGCGCAGGCGCGGTGGGACGCGTTTGCAGCGAACCCCGGTGCGATCACTGCGGACGCGGTCATCAACAGCAGCATTGCGTTGGTCGGATATGACCTGACAGCCTACAACGAATTTGTGCAGAACAACCCGGTCACCGTGACCGGTGTGGTGCGGATCGGAGAGGCTTTTAACAATCCCTCCGATGTGCTGAACGATCCGGACGCTACCTTTTGGGAGAACGGCGTGGAGATCCCTGTAAGCCTCGTGCCCGCGGAAAAGATCGATGCCGATACCCTGATCGCCTATGATGACGACGGCACGCTCCATGTTCTGATCACCCCGGAAATACAGGGAACAGCGGAATCTGTACAGCAAGCCGCCCAAGGATTGTCCAAGGACTATGTGACCACATCTGTGTTTGGAAACAGTTCTCAAAATGACTGGGGTTTTCTCAACGGTATCCTTGGTGGGAACCTGCTGGACTGGATGGGCAGCTTCAATACGGAGCTGGAAGCCTTTCAAAAGAACAAAGGCACCTGGGTTACCTTATGGGGATTGCTTAATGACACAACACTGTCCGGTATCAACGGCCGGATGGACGACCAATTCTCTGGCGATAATCTTGCTAATTTCACTACTTACGTTTCTGAGCTGACGGCGGCGATCCAAAACGGCGCGGATCTATCCGAGGATGATCTGAGCAATCTGCAGACCATTGTGGACTTCCTGAACAACCTGACACTGACCGATACGGGCGAAAACATCCGCGCGGGCGTTGCCCAGGGCATGACGGAAGCCGGCTGGGACACGGACGCGGAAACCGTGGCGACGAGTCTGGAAGCAGCGCTCAATCTCGCGCTGGGCATCCAGTCACCCTCCACGCGCATGAATCCGGTGGGCGACAACGTATCCGCCGGTGTAGGCGTCGGGATGTCGAACTATGACTTCACGACGGACGCAAGCGGCATTGCTGCAAATCTGGAGAACGCCGTAACAACCGCGCTATCCGGTGCATTGAACACTTCCACGCTTCGTCCCATCGGCATCAATGCTATGACTGGGCTTGCCGCGGGCATCCGGGCTGGGCAGGCTGGTGTGGTATCCGCCATGCGTTCCGCCGCTCGTGCCGCTGTATCCGCCGCCAAGCGGGAGTTGAAAATCGCTTCGCCCTCCGGTGTGTTCCGTGACGAAATCGGACGCATGACCATGAAGGGCTTTGGGCAGGGTGTGCTACTGGAAAGCAAAGCCCAGGCAAAAACCATCCAGAACGCAGCCCGATTTCTGACCGACGAGGCCAAAAGTGGATCGGTCGCCTACACCACCAGTGATAACCGCAGGACGTACAATCAGCAAAGCAGTGTTAACCTGTCCGGTAACACCTTCTATGTCCGGGACGAGCAGGACATACGTTCGCTGGCGGTGGAAATTGCGGCACTGACCAAACGGCAGCAACGCGGAAAGGGGCTGAGGATGGCATGAATGATTGGTTTATTTGGAACGGCGTGAGCTGCGCGCAATACGGCATTTATGTATCCGAGCAGCCTCCGATCACGATCCCATCCGAACGGGCGACCCACACCAATGTGCCAGGTCGCCCGGGCAGTCTGACGACGCTGGAAGGCGAGGACGTTTATGACGATCTGGTGCTGACCGCCACCTGCTTCCTCTCCGACCCCTCACAGATTCCGTCCATCGCGGCGTGGCTCAAGGGCAGCGGCACCATCACCTTCGCTAACCGGCCGGGCGGCTTCTACTACGCACGGGTGGCGAATCAGATCAGTTTTGAGAAGATCCTGCGAGGCAATATGCACCGCGCCTTTGCCGTCAACTTCCGCAGCAAGCCCTTCTGGTATACGGAAAACGTAGAGCCAATCACACTCACGGAGTCTGGTACGTTCATTACCAATCCTGGAAGCGTCTATTCCGAACCGGTGATCACCGTATACGGTTCCGGGGATATTACGCTGATGGTCGGTACGACCGTAGTGGAACTGACGGGAATTGACGGAAGCATCACATTGGACACCCCGCTCATGGAAGCCTATAAGGATACCACCGGCATGAACGGCAGCATGAGCGGTGATTTTCCAACGCTTGCGCCAGGTGCGAATGCCGTCAGTTGGAACGGGAATGTGACCAGTGTCGTAATACAGCTGAATTGGCGGTATCTTTGAACCGCTTCTTTATATAGGTTCGTAAACGATGTATAATCGTCATATACTGCAAAACCTAGTAAGGAGAGGCTTTATGAGTAATAGTGATAATCCAAAAGTCGGGAAGCGATTCCAAGAGTTTGTTTGTTCTTTGATGCAAAAGCATTTCAACTCTGATTTTACGTTTGAGGAACCGATCCCGATTGGTAAGCCTCCCAAATTACATCGATTTGATTGCGTCTCCGCTGATAAGAGTATCGTTGTTGAGTGTAAGCATTACACATGGACAAGCACCGGAAACATACCTTCCGCAAAGATGATGGGATTGAATGAAGCGGTTTTCTACATGAGTTATCTGCCTTCGTCTACACGGAAAATCATAGCAATTTACAAAGATACTACTGCCAAGAAAACCGAGTCGTTTGCAGAATATTATTGCCGCATTAATGGCCATTTGCTTAGCGGAATTGAGATAGTCGAAATTGATGATGGCGGTTCAATGAACTGGATCAAATCATAACTCAAGCAAAATGCTCCTCACGCCACCTGAAAAGGTAGGCGTTTTTCTTTACCCTTTTGGAGGTGATCCCCGTGATCTGCGTATATGCCCCGGACTGTACCGACTTCTCTACCAACGGCTATGGCCCGGTCAACCCTTCAACCTGCTCGGTCACAGAGACCTTGAACGGCGAGTGGAATTGACGCTGGAACATCCTCTAGATGATGCAGGTAAATGGCAACGACTGGCGGAAGGCTGTATCCTTCGTGCCCCTGTGCCCGCCGCTATGACGCCGCAGGTGAAGTTGGTAGATCAGAGCACTGATCGGGATATTTATCAGGTGGTCGGCGGCCGATTGCGCTTGCGCACCGGGCCGGGCACAGAGTACCGGATCCTGACCCTGTACCCGACCGGTACCGAAGTCGTCATTTTGAATCAATCCAACGCTTCCTGGTACGAGGTGACCGCGCCGGATGGCAAACGCGGGTATATGTTCACGGAGTTCCTTTCCTACGTGCGCACAGAGGGCAATATCATCACCAGCACCGGGCAGATTGTCCAAAGCCGACAGCTGCGCGAGCAGCCGTTCCGGATCTATCGGGTAGTACCTGAGCTAAACAAAATCACCGTCTACGCCCGGCATGTCTTCTATGACCTCATGGACAATATGATCCAGTCCTACCGGCCAGCATCCACCACCATCGGCTCGGCTGTGTCGCAGAATATTTCCTCCCAATGTAAATCCAGCCACGATTTCACCTTTTATTCCGATCTGACCTCCACGGCGGAAGACGTAGCCTTTGAAAACACCAACCCCGTGGAAGCTATGCTCGGCGAGAGCGGGTTGACTAAGTTATACGGTGCGGAGCTGGCTCGCGACTGGTTTGACGTGTTTCTGGTGCAGCGCGTCGGCAGCGATACGGACGTGCAGATCCGGCAGGGCAAGAATCTGCTGGGGATCTCCTATGATGTCGACCTGACCAATGTGGTAACGCGCATCATGCCGACAGGTGAAACCGAGGACGGCGAGGTCCTGTATCTGGATGAGCTGTATCTCGACAGCCCGTTTATCAGCAATTATCCGCACCCGAAATGGATCTACCTGCCGGTGTCCGAGGCAAAAGTATCCGATGAACTAACCACCGCCCAAGCCATGGTGAAAATGCGGGAAGCGGCGCAGTCCGAGTTCGACGCCGGCTGTGACTTGCCATCGGTCTCACTGGATGTGGATTTCATCAATTGCACGGATACCGAGGAGTACAAGCCGTATGGCTTTCTGCAGAGCATCTTCCTGGGCGACAGTGTACGCGTGATTGCCCGCCGGATTGGTGTGGAAGTCTCCTTGCGTATGACGCAGTATACCTTCGACTGCCTGACCCGGAAATACACCAGTATGACGCTAGGTACCGTCGCGGATACGGTCGAAAGCAACATGATCTCCGCCCGACAACTGGGCAGCGGGATCATCACCGGCGCGAAGCTCGCGATCAACTCGGTTGGCAGCGGGCAACTGCAAAACGGTTCGGTCGGCAGCCTGCAGATCAAAATGGCAGCGATCGCGACCGCGCACATCGCAGACGCCGCCATTACCCGCGCCAAGATTGCTGAAGCGACGGTCGGCACCCTGAACGCGGAAGCGCTCAGCGCCGTTACCGCAAAGATCGAAGAGCTGTCCGCCGGAAACCTGACCACGGACACCCTGTATGCCGCGCTGGCGACGATTGCTGTGGCTCAGATAACACAGGCGAATATCGAGAACGCGAATATCAGCTGGGCGGATATCGGCACGCTGGCTGCGCAGATTGCGGATATTGCCATAGCGCAGATTACAGCAGCCAATATCGAACAGGCGAATATCGACTGGGCGAGTATTGCATCTCTGAACACGAAAATCGCGGAAATTGCTTCCGCGCAGATCACGACTGCCAATATCCAGAACGCCGGCATTGACTGGGCCAGTATCACAGAATTGAATGCTGTGGTCGCCAACATCGCTGTGGCGCAGATCACCACCGCGCACCTGCAGGCGGCCAGCATTGACTGGGCTACTATTACAGAGCTCAACACAGCCATTGCCAATCTGGTCAGCGCCAATATCCAGACGGCGGACATCGACTGGGCACAGATCAAGGACCTGACGGCTGGTACCGCGATCATCCAAAAGGGGATCAATGGCAAGCTGTACGTCGCCGATCTTGCGGTGACGGAAGCGAATATGGCAACCCTGACAGTCGGGGAGCTGATCGTCAAGGGCGTGGACGGCAGCTTGTACGCGGTGTCTGTTGACGAAACCGGTACTATCACTACCCAGAAGAAGGAAGTCACCGATACCGACGTTGCGGATGGATCGCTTTCCGGCGGTAAGCTGATCGAAAACACCATCACGGCACGGGAGTTGAATGTTGCCAGCATTTTTGCCGACCAAGCCCTGATTGGAGCTATCAAAGCCGCCAACCTCGATGTGGACGATCTGTATGCCAACACCGCGTTTATCACGAACCTGCAAACCGTGGATATCTCCGGCAATACTGCCCTGCGCCTGTATGTGGAAGGCGAGGTTGCCACAGCGAAGGATGAAGCATTGGACGCGGTGGGCGACGCCGTCTCCATGATCTCCGTTACGGCTGACGCCATCCGAAATGAGGTCCGGCAGCAATATGCCCCAGTGGAGGATGTAAGCCAGCTTGGAGCGAGCGTCGCGTCGCTCTCGGAACAGACGGAGAGCAATTTCACTTGGGCGGTTTCCCAAATCAATGAGCTCAGCGAGATCACCCAAAGCAATCAGGCTCTGACCGAGGAACAGCTGAACCTCATCCGGACGTATATGCAGTTCGGTGAGGACGGGTTGACGATCGGCAAGACCGGTAATCCTGTGACCTTCCGGGTTGTGAATGACCGTGTGGCATTCTATATGAACAACACAGAGGTCGCGTACCTCTCGGATAACAAGCTGTACGTTACGCAGGCAGAGATCCTGACCAAGCTCGTTATCGGTAAGTTCGCATTTGCTCCCCAAACGAACGGGAATCTGTCCGTGCTCTACACAGACTAAAGGAGGAGATGGTTATGGCAACAACAGTATCCTATTCCGCATCCCTGCGTACGCGGAAAAACACCTCCTCCAGTAACTTCAAAAGCGATGCCGCTGCACAGGAATACTATGTCGACGATTACAATCTGGTCGGCATAATCAATTTCTCCGGGTTGTCGCTCGCCGGCAAATTGATCACTGCCGTTTCCTTCACCTTCACCTCGGATGCTGCCGGGTACGGCGACTGGTACACCAAGACCGTATACCTGCGCAAGTCGCTGTATCAGGCAGCATCCGAATCCAACATCACCGGCGGCGGGTATTACGGGGACGCGCTGGGTACCTTTACGGGTTCCTTCTATAGCAATACCACCAGCTATGCGATGTCTGGAACGCTGCTGACCAATATCGCGTCCTATCTGGCGCTTGGTAACAACACCTTCTGTATCTACAATCCCAACCCAGTTTCCAGCAGTAACGGATATGCCACGAACTACCTGCAATGGTCGGCGGTGACCATCACCGTTACCTATGAGGAAGCAGTCAGCCAACCGACCGTATCCGCAAGCTCTGTGGATATGGGCAGCGCGGTGACCATCTACACCAACCGGCAGAGCACCTCAGCGACGCATACGCTGCTGTACAGCTTCGGCGGTGCATCCGGAACGATTGCCACGGGTGTCGGCGCGTCCTATGTCTGGACGCCACCGGTCACGCTTGCACAGCAGATTCCATCAGCCACCGCGGGTACATGTACCATCACCTGCCAAACCTATTATGGAACCACTTTGACGGGTACGCGCACCGTTTCCTTAACACTGACGGTGCCTTCCAGCGTTATCCCCAGCATCTCCAATGTCGCTTTCACCGAGGTGATCGCTGGATTGGCGGCGCAGTTCGGCGGGTTTGTACAGAGCAAGAGCCGTCTGGCGATCGTTATTTCAGCGTTGGGCGTACAGGGCAGCACGATCTCCAGCTATCGTACTGTATTGAACGGCGTCACCTATTCCGGGGATAGCTTTACCTCCAATGTGTTGACTGTTGCTGGCGACAACACCATGACTGTCACGGTCACCGACAGCCGCGGCCGAACAGCGTCCACTACCAGAACAGTAACCGTGATTGCGTACACCTCGCCTTCACTGTCGCAGTTCTCTGCGGAACGCTGCAATCCGGCCGGCACAGTATCGCAGGTGGACGGCGTGAATGTGCGCATATCGGCCGCGTCGAGTGTGTCATCTGTAAACAGTCATAATACGATGGCATGCACGATCTACTACAAACTGTCTACGGCAAGCAGCTGGATCAGCGTGCTGACGCCGACCATTACGAATTATGCTGTGGTGGTCATAAACCAGTTACTATCTGCGACTTTTGACACACTGCACAGCTATGATGTGATGATCCGGGTCACGGACTGGTTTGGTGTAGTGGAGCAGTCAGTCAGCATTGGCACCAAGCAGGTGCTGATGGATTTCTATAATGATGGCAGCGGGATTGCCTTTGGCAAGGTTGCTGAAGAAACCGGGAAGGCCGCGTTTGGTTGGCCGTTATCACTGGATTCGCCGCTGGCGATTTCCGAAGGCGGGACCGGGCAAACGACGGCAGCGGGTATCCGCAACGCTCTGGGCCTTGGGAATACGACCGGAGCCCTTCCCGTCGCCAACGGGGGCACAGGCCAGACATCCTTGACCAGCCTGCGCAATGCTATGGGACTCGGGAACACCACAGGCGCGGTACCCGTGGCCAATGGCGGAACCGGCGCGGCCACGGCTGTCGACGCGCGGACAAACCTCGGGATTACGCTTGCAGCGCTTGGAGCTGCTGCAGCTTCGCACACCCACGTGGCATCCGCGATTACTTCGGGGACCCTGGCCGCGGCCCGGCTGCCGTATAAATTCGCATTCGGATCATCCTCTGTCAGCGGTTCCAGTGCAGCCAACCTGAATTACTCCTCCGCCGGCTTTACCAGCGTACCCGTGGTGTTCGTATGCTATTCCACCACCGGCAGCAACTGGAGCGGCGACTACGGTGCGCTCAAAATCTACTCCAAAACCACCTCCGGCTGTTATTGCGTAGTTGGCGGTACGTTCTCTACGAGCCGGGCGATCGACTGGGTAGCCATCGGATCTTAACGACAGAACAATTACATGATTCGCTGATTAGCCGTTTCCATACCGGGAGCGGCTTTTCTAATACATCAAACAAACAGGAGGATATTCACATGAGGGATTTTTCCATTGATCTGGTATGGGCCAAGCTGCAGATGGCGTTCGCTGTGATCGGAGGCTGGCTGGGATTCTTTCTGGGAGGGCTGGACGGCATGCTGATTGCGCTGATCATCTTTGTGGTGCTGGACTACGTCACCGGGGTGATGTGCGCCATCTCGGACAAGAAGCTTTCCAGCGAGGTAGGGTTCCGGGGCATCTTCCGAAAGGTGCTGATCTTTATACTGGTTGGCGTGGCCAATATCGTGGATGTGCATGTGGTCGGTACCGGCAGCGCGCTGCGTGGCGCGGTCGTCGCATTCTATCTGAGCAATGAGGGGCTCTCGATGCTGGAAAACGCCGCGCATTTGGGTCTACCAATACCGGACAAGCTCAAGGAGATTCTGGCGCAACTACATGGGCGGGAGGACAAGTCCGTCGATTCCGGGGACGGTGAGAACGGGTGATTACCGCACAAGCGTTGATTGCGAAGTTCCAATACGCATTGGATAAGAAATGGGGCTATATCTGGGGCGGTGCCGGGCAGATCTGGACGCAAACCAAGCAGGATGCCGCTACCCGTTCTATGACGGTCAAGTACGGTTCACGGTGGATCGGGAGAAGGGTCGCTGACTGCAGCGGCCTTTTTTCATGGGCTTTCAAGGAACTCGGCGGGTACATGTACCACGGCAGCAATACGATGTGGAACAAATACTGCACGAGTAAGGGCACGCTGCAAAGCGGTATCACGATCCGTCCGGGCACCGCGGTGTTTCTGGTCAACAATGCCGGATCCAGGCATCATGTGGGGCTTTTTATTGGCAATGATACCGTCATCGAAGCGAAGGGTACCGCTTACGGCGTCGTTACCAGCAAGCTCTCCCACTGGGATGAGTGGGGTGAGCTCATCG